GCAAAAGGACTATGATCTACCCCCCGAAGAGGTAAATAGGTATATAAGGACAATATAATGTCATTAAGGGTAATTGGCAACACAAGATATGGTAGTGAACCGAGAGATTTAGTCGCAGAGATAACGGATAAAGTTCCGTCTTATGTTCAAATAGATGCTTTAAAAAATGCTTATCCAAACGGAAGAGTTGTTCGGAATGAGTTTTATTTAGGATCTTTAAACGGCGAAGCGGGTCAATCTCTCAAGATTAATATAGATCCATCTAGCTCAGAGTTTATGCGAGGCATGGATTTTAACACAGGTGACGGCATCGGGGGCATAACTAAAATCCTGATGGCGGCATACGGTTGGAAAATCAAAGATGTAGCCGAACATTTTGGTACATGGCTGGAAAAACAACAGACAGAACCACCCATGAACCCAATAAATCCTGCACTTGCCCAGCCACAGCAGGAGGTGCAACCCGAACAAGTTAAACAAAAGCGGGTCATCGACTACTCAACACCATATGATGGTGAGTATTTATACCTTTCAGAAGACGGTGAAATAATCGTTGCTGTCAGGAAATACATAGAACGGGATCAAACTGGTGAAATTGTTCGGGATAATGACGGCAGCGCAAAGAAAGAGTTTCGTCAGTTCCCTAGATTACCAGAAACTAGGCCGTTATATAACCTACCGCAGATCAAAGAAGCAGATCGGGTCATATGGGTAGAGGGCGAAAAGTGTGCTGATGCACTGATCAATCTTGGTCATACAGCAACTTGCACTATCGGGGGCGCAGGGATGCTATCTCAGCGCACAAAAGATAAGTTTGATTTCTCTCCATTGCACGGCAAAGAGCTTATTATATGGCCTGATAACGATGAAGCGGGTCAGAAATTAGCCAAGATAGTGCAAGAGCTTGGTGTTAACGCAGGGGCAAAAGCCGTTACGATGCTTACACCACCACAGGGTAAGCCAAAAAAGTGGGACGCTGCTGATGCGATTGAAGAAGCTTTTGATATATCGAAGTTTCTCAACGCACCAAATCATAAAATAAAAAAGACATTATCTCTTAAAAATAGAAACCTGCTTATTGGAAATCAATTCGCTGGCGCTGCACCCGAACAAAAATTTCTAATCGGTGACACCATACCGTTGGGAGTGCCATGTGTTTTCGCGGCTGCTGGTGACAGTGGTAAAGGTATGATGACGTTGGATCTGGCTATGAAGGTGGCATCGGGCGAAGCTATGCAAAATTCTTTCGGGGGTTTGGTTGCTCATCACGGGTCAGCCATAATATTATCGGCGGAAGATGACAGAGATGAGCTGCATCGCCGAGTTAACAGGCTGGATAAGATGAACACTCGTTCGGGTTATAGACATGATTTGATCGTTGTGCCCCTTCCAAACGAAGGCGGAGTGTTTCCAATTATGATGAAGGCCGACAATACCTACGTTACATCACCAGAGTTTGAAAAGATATATGAGGAAATGCTTGAGATTGAGGATCTGGCGTTGATTGTTATTGATCCTATGGCATCATTCGTACACGCAGATGTAAACGCAGATCCTGCAGCAGGCGCTGCTTTTATGGGCTTGTTAGCTCAAATGGCTACAGAAACAGGCGCTACAGTTATGGTCAATCACCACATGGCTAAGATCAGGGATAAAGATCCTGTTACAACGCCAGAACAGGCTCGTAATCTTATTCGGGGTACGTCAGCTATTGTCGATGGGGTCAGATCAGCATTTGCTGTTTGGCAAGTGGATGAGGGCGTAGCTAGAACAAGATGCACAAATCTTGGAATTAGTTACACAAGAAACACTGTATTTGATGGCGCAGTCGTAAAATCAAACGGTGTTGCTAATCGAGACATAAGACATTTTATTCGTAACCCGAACAATGGACTGCTAGAAGATCGAAGTGAGGATATTAGAAGCATCATTGGTTCTGAAATTGTTCGGAATAGATTAGAATATGTGTTTAATTTTATAGATCTGCAAGAACAGGCGGGTATTTATATGACGCATGATGGACAAGATAGTATCTTTGACACTATTTCAGCAACTCCAGACGCAAATATAAACGCTGCAAACTTGAGAGATGATGGCAGAACTACGATCAAAAAAACCGTTACAGCTTTGTTGCAAGCAGGTAGAATTGGTAAATATAAAAGAACAAATCAAGGATCAAGAAGGTTTCTTGGTGTTGTGGGCGGTGATCTATATCATCAGGAACAAGCAATCATAAATGGAGGTGAATAATGGGACTAAAGGCTCAAGTAAAAGGTAAGATATACCAAAGCGAAGCTGCTAGAATAAGATACGAGGATCTCTACAGTAGAAACTGGTGCGTTCAAAATAGATTAGACGTATCAGAAAGACCAAATCTTCGGGGGCAAATAAAAATAAAAACTTTTGCTGAAAAACAAGATGAGATTAAAAATCTATCTAAAAATGCAAAGATGGTTAATAGTTTTTTAAGCAGAAATATGAAAATACCAAAAATTGCAGAAGTAATGTTTTCAACCGAAACTTTTGTTCGGAATATTATAAGAAAATATAATTTGCCGAAATAATTAATTAGGCCGAACTCTTGGCCTAACTAATTTTGATTGAACATCTGAAGGCAAGCACCACATAGAAATATCGTTGCCATATAATTCGTACATATGATCGTACATATGATCAAACGTTCGGCTGCTCATGGCCTTCATGCAATGCTGCTCACTCTCAAACCAAACAACCGTGTCTATCTCATGGTTATGTAAAGTGTAGGAAAGCACTAAAGCTGTAAAGTATTCAATCATTTGCTCTTCCACACATCGTTAATTAAGATCTTGTCCTTATCGCCACCGAACTCAATTATAAACTCGCTCTTAGCCATCTGACTGGCCTTACCAGAACTCTCAGCCTTAATCGGATAAGTCTTTCTAACAACGCCCTCTATCTCAACAAGGAACTCTCGCTTATCAGGATAATGATCTGGCTTTGGATACACATGAACCGTGTGAAAATCTTCATCATCTGTTATTCCCATTGGGCTTCTCCTTTTAAAATCACAACGTCCCCAACAATTGGCATCATGCACATTTTAGAAGCCTCTACATTAAGAGGCAGATCTTTAAGCAATCCCTCTTCGTTAACGAGAACTTGTAATTCTGGTTTGTGTGGCAAGTGAACCATTTCGACTAAACCACCAACAAGTGCTTGAGCATCTTTCAAGCTTGGCCTGTCTTTTTTATTTTCGAATGTTGTTATCATCTTCAATACCTAACTCTCTCATCCAGTTTTGCAGGGTTTGATAATTTTTCAACCCCAATAGTTTAGAGGCAGAACTTACGTTCTTTGATTTCTCCAAGGCTCTACGAACATATTTGTCCTTAGTTGTTTTAACAGCCCTCATAACATCAAAATCATCTTGCGCTAATAACTCAAGGTACGCAGGATTATCCCTGCGCCATTGTTCATTAACACCAAGGTTGTGTTTGATCTCTTTCTTAAACTCAGTCAAATCAGTCTCAGTCTTGATGTCACTAAGCCTTTCAAGTGTGTAGTGCATACACATAGTATCGTCTTCAATAGCCATTTATGCTGCCTTTCCTAGCTTTGGGGCATGATAGCCCTTCTTAATTCCAAATGCGGGATGTCCAGACCAAAAGCCCTCAATCCATTTGTACGGCTTACCGTTCTTATACATCACGTTCTTATGATGTGGTTCAGCCTTTCGGGGATGCCCTCTAGTATAGTGAAGAGGCATACGCCAACCACCACGGTCGTTTTCATTCATAACCACAGTGCTTTCGTCAACGTTCCATGTGATCTTATGCCATACCTCTAAAGGAATATGTTGCTCACGTTTCATTTGTTTTCTCTGCGATCTGGTTCCTGCAGCTTCTGACACAATAAAACGAGGGTTGTTAATTAACTCAAAACACCCTGCAATTGCTAAAATTGTATTTGAAACAAATACTCTTTTTCTTTCTTCCCAAGAATTAGGATCATCGTTGCCATCAAAGAAAATACCTTTGTCGGGGTGATAAGCACCAATAACTATCGGTGGAGAAAATGGAGCAACTGCTTTAACTGAAGTCATTCCATCTTCAAAATATTCAGTTAAAAACCCAAGGTTTTGAATACTTTGTTCATCTAAATATCTTTCAACTTGAGCCACACGAATATAACATAATCTTGATGGTGGTCTTGTAAATTTACTAAACCGCATTTCTCCAAACAAAATATCATCATATTGATCACCCCAATCTGTCAAAATTTCATTGAACTCCTCTCCCATGTGGTACAAGTCACAATGCTTGATATGCTCAATAGCATCCCGAACAGCCATTTTTTCTTCAAATTGAACCTTATCATCATCGTTATCGTCAACAATAGATCTGTAAACTTTTAAAGTATCATCAATCGTTTCAATGAACCCAATACGATTGCCAGTCTTCGGCATATCTTTAGGTAAATCATCAGGCGTAACAATTTCCATTTCTTCACTCATTACCATTTCTCCCCAAATACTTTCTGAAACGCTTCGTCCAGAACTTTGTTAACCTCAATCATGGTCTGTGGCTCAATGAACTTGACCTCGCCACCACACTCGCAAAGGTCGGGGGCAAAATCATCTACCCCCCACTCTTTGTTGCACTTATTGCAAATCCACATCTGGTTCCTCCATTGGTTCAACATCATCAGGCTCAACGTGCCACGTTCCATACTTAACGTCAGCATACTCAAAGTTATCCATGAACTTCTGTTGCGCTTCTTTCGGGCTGTCAGCATCAACCGTCTCAGATAGCACTACTCGCACTTCATATCTCATATTACCAACTCGCCTGATAGGTTACAGTGTTCCAAGAATTGGACTCCACCCACTCAGCGGCTTTGTCAAAAACCTTTGCGTGTTCTTCACCATTTGCTCGGTCTTCATCCCACCACTCAGGATGTCCGAAGAAACAACCGTTACAATCTTCATTGTCAGGCAAGCCACCATTACGCAAAGCTTGAGCAATACGATTACAATCCAAATTAGTTAAATGAATAGGTTGACAATCATCAACATCACCTGCGAACACCTTCACAATATACCTGTGCAACGGTGCAAACTTGCGCCACTGCCCCATGTCAAGAATGTACTCAGAAACCTCAAAGCCATCAATAACAGGCCGCTTAACCTCTAATGAACCACCTTCTGGTGCCTGCTGCGAATGATCGTATTTACTAACGAACTTTTCACCGCGTAGATACATATCTAAACCCATAATAAATCTCCTTATACTAGATATATTATAAAGTATAAAGTATTTTATCTAAAAGGTCAAGAGGAAATATAAATTTTTTTATAAAAAAACCCCCGATGCAAAAACAGAAATAAAAGCATCGAGGGTATAGTCTAGTATTTTGAGGTAGTAAGTAACAAGCGATTAACTTACTATATTTGAATTATAGCATGGGAACATATGGGATGTCAAGTAGAAAAACAAAAACCTGCAGCTTAAATAACCCGATAAATTGTTCGGCTTATTCGCTGGCACAAAAAAACCCCCGCACGAATGCGAGGGTCAAGTTATTCGGGTTATGTCAGGATCTAAAACCATTGAAAGTGAACTCCCAAAATCCAAACAACAACCATTAAGATAGCAATGACAGCAATCCAACGATCTTCAACGTCAGCATCCATCTGCTCTAAAAGCCGAATAAGTTTATTCATTTTATACCTCCGATAAAAATGATTTCATTTGTTCTTGTGAAAATTTTCTAGACCTCGGTGTAGGGGAATTGATAATAAGTTTTTTAATTAATTCCTCAATTGCGGTCATATCTCCACTTTTAACATCTTTTTTAATTTGATCCAAAACCTCATCAATAAGTTTATCCATCGTTACTCTCCAATTCAAAGCTAATCCAAATTTGACCATCATCCATTAAGTCAGCGTGTTGATAAAATTCAACAGGCTTGTCTTTAACAAACTCCTTTAACAAATCAATAAATTCATCTTCATCCATTTGCCGTAACTCCTACATCAACAAGATCAGCATCGCGTAACGCAGACCTCAAGTAATAATCATCAAGGCCAAAGTCTTTGTAACCCTGCTCAATCATATGATAGTAACCACCAGACGGTGTGCGCAAACTGCTCTTGTTACCATTCATGTCGTAAGTAATCCAATCACCGTTAACCTTCCTGCGGTCATAAAAATCTGGATAGCCTTCCAACATATCCAACGCCTCAAGACAATGTTCTGTGATTTCCCACAATACAACTGGCAAGATAGCATCAGCATCAGCACGAAAGTCAGCTACGCCACGAAAGATTAAACGGTGGTTAGGTAAGTAAAACCCACCCATTGGTTTGGCATTGGGGCAACGATGCGCCATAGCCTCTCTGTTAGTATTCATTCCATATGCCATATAATACATATCTATTTCCTTTTCTTTTCTAGATAAACAATCTTATCATTTATGGGACAGTTTGTCAAGTAAATAAAAAAGAGGGGCTTTGCCTCCCCTCTTAATATGCAATCACGACCAAGGAATCCGCCATTTTGAAAGTCGCTTGCACTGCCACGGTTTGAGACTTCTAATGATATACATTTTTGGCGATCTCAGCACTCATGGCTTACTATGCTTATTAATTAATAGTCGCTTGTTTAGCCTCCAAACTAGCAACCCACTTTTTTAGGTTTTCATGTAAATGAATGTCAATCAACTCAGAACAAACCTCGTTCGTAATAGTCGAAAAGTAATCAAGAAAATAATCGTACTTTGGATTCCAGTCAGGTTGCGGCATATCTTTAAGACACTTCTTAACGATGTCCAAAACCTTTTCCTCAGTAACATCAAGCGTATTAGTCATATATTTTAAATACTCTTTCTTGACGTACTCCTCTAAAGCAAGATCACCCTCTGCGTAAATCGTGTGAGCATCAGATACAGCTTTCAACTCCTCAGTGTACTTAGGATCACTTTTCATGTGTTTCATGAACTCCTTAAAGTAAAAGTTTAAAATCCAAGTGCCAAACATATCAGTATTGTTTTTCATCTATTACCTCCAAAAATACTATCACTATAGTATATGAAGTATTTCCATATGTCAATAGAAAAAATAAATTATTTTATCTTTATTTTACGTCAACATTTTTTACGTCAAAGTTGACGTAGTTGACGTTGCCGTAACTTATTGAATAAAATCAATGACTTAGACCAATCGCGTCAACTACGTCAGAAAGTCGAGTTGACGTAAATAAATCAATAAAATCAATGGGTTAATTTACGTCAACTGCGTCACCCCCCTTATAGGGGGGGATATACATCATCCCCCCTTGACGTAATAGAGCGTCAGCCGCTTCCTTATGTTCTGGGAAATTATGACAACTATAGCACTTGACCATCGTAGCGTTTTTAGTAGAATGGCTGCGGGTCATAAGTCTTAAAATTGTTCGGGTAGGAGCTGGTATGCCGAAGGTAGGAATAAAAGAAGATAAGATACATGGTAACAGAAGGCTCAATCCAAAACAGCAGCAGTTTCTCAAAAACTATCTTCACGGGGATATGACACAAACCGCAGCAGCAAGAGAAGCAGGATATTCGAACGCTAACGTCAGGGCTGTGCAGCTTCTTAATAACCCCACGGTAAAAGAACGCCTCGAAGAGATGAGACAGGAGCTAGAAAGCAAGTACGGTGTCTCTGTGACCAAATCTGTTCGGGATATGCAACTGCTCAGAGATGAAGCATGGCAAGCAGGAAACTTTTCAGCAGCTATCAAAGCCGAAGAACTCAGGCTCAAAGTAACGGGATTAATGGTTGCCCGTAGCCATGTAACGCACGAAAACATAGATAGCCTAACCCGTGACCAAATCGTAGAACAACTAGAAGAATTTATGGATCGTGCTAAAAATCGCATGATTGACGTTACACCAGCAGAAAATCCCATAGAAGCCGAACAAATCCCAGTAGCAGCGGATAGCGAGAACCCAGCAGAATAGCTGGATTGCTTGGCGGGGGCGGTCGGGCGTTCCCCAGCGGGAAAATGTTCGGGATGTTTCAGGGTCGGGATCGGGCTTTGTCATCGCCAGCATCGGGATCGGGGTTAAGCCGAAGAATTGTTCGGGTTATTATACCATCGGGCTGCTGGGTGTGCAACTCGAACTCGGCGAAGAAACAACTGCTTTCGGGATCGGGACTTTTCCAGCCGGGGCATCGGGAACAATTGTTCGGGATCGGGGTCATCTCCCGCTGGGCACACCGGGGTGCTTCCCCGGATCTTCCCCGGCAGCAGCTCCTCCCGCCCGGCGAAATCCCGTGCCCGGCAGCGCCGGGGATGACAACCCGAACAATTGTTCGTAAAACCCCCGGTTGCCCGGCAGTGCCCGGCGGCTTCCACCCGGTGTTCAGCCCGGCGTACAGGAATATAAAAAAATTTATCTTAGGGGTTGACATTATATATAGTCTGGGATAGTATGGGAGTATAGTTTAGTAACGAGGAGAAGAATTATGAGTGATTTAGAATATTTTGTAGAGTATTACCCAAATGAAAATGAAGGGGAGCAGGCGGACGAATTAAATGAAATGCAATTTTTATCTCTTATTTACGATCATAAAGTAAAAGGAATTGATCCGTTGATTGAATACAATAAATTTACTGGAGCTGAAAATGGGAGGACTGGTAGACGGTTAACCATTAGGGATGACCACGGGATTTATTACAATTAATTTTTTCTGCTGGGCAAATCGCCCAGCATTTTTTTGTCGAAGGCGCGAACAATTGTTCGGTTTATTTGAGCTGCAGCTCGCCAGCACCCGCTGGTGAGGAAGATAAAAAAAATTATCTTTTTGTATTGACAACGATATTAATGTGGGATACTATGGGATTATTAAAACAGAAAAGGAATATAAAATGAGCGATAATAGTAGACAGAATATCGAAAACTCAGTTGTAGATATTTGCCTGAAGTACAAATCCTACAATGCGATGGTGAAAGAGAACAGACATTCAGCCGCCGAGGAGATCATTGATGAACTGCGGGAGAAACCCGCTTCCGTTCAGATTAGATCTGCGTGGAATAACTGCCCGTCAGAATTTAAACCAGAAGAATTTAGAATTGAGTTGAGCGGGGGCGGACCCGCAACCCGTATTGTTGGAGATTTAGACGAACACGCGGAGGTGTGGAGTGTGAAGCCACAGCATCAAGATTGGTTTCAACCTTGGAAAGATCTTTCCATTGATGAAGAAGAAACCAAAGCGGTCAAGTGGTTTGCGAATTTGTTTTATTATGGTTCATAATCGGGGCATCGGATCGGGATCGGGATCGGGATCGGGATCGGGGATACTAAACTAATAGTATCCCTTTTCTTATATATACATATATATACACACATACACACACCTGCGCAGATACATTTTAAATAAAAAAATTAATTTTTTGAGTTGGATTTTTCAACGTTTTTTTTGTGCCGAAAATATAAACCGAACAATTGTTTTAATTAATCCCATAAAGCACTAGACAATCCCATAAAAATGCTTATATTCATGGGTAAGGGCGACAGCTTTGCCCTGATAAACAGAAAAAAGGTAATGAAAACAATGACTTACAATACAAGCGAATTTAAAATCACTCTTAAAAACTTTGAAGTAGAAGAATTATTTAATCACTTTGATGTTTTTGGACTAGAAGAAATCGAATTGGATAACGGAATTTTCGTATATCCTGAAAACGACGATCTTAAAAATGTAACACTAGCAGAAGGAATATAATTGTGACCTTAGAAAACAGAAATATGACATTTGGTTTCGAATGGGAATTTGGGCAAATATCAAAATCAACATTTGAAAGATATTTTGCAGAACGCAATTTCACAAAAGGTTTTACAGTTGATACCGATGCAAGTGTAGGTGTAACGGCAGAAATCAAAACCTGTCCGTTGGTACCATGTCAAACATCACGCGAATTTGTGCAAAATTTATTATCGCACATTAACGCAATTGCACGTCAAGAATGTTCAAGTGTTGACGATATTGTTAACACTGGTTGCGGTGTTCACGTTCACATAGGTAATGCACCTATAAATTCAAACGTTGATCCCGATGAATTTTGCCGCGCATCAATTGAGGCATGGCCTAGAATACACACTGATCATGCAATGCCGTTTGATTTCGAAATAATACGCGATGTCACTTATCGTTATGCCAGAATGCAAAGCATAGTAAATACTATGCTTGCACCCAGTCGCACTGATAACAATATGTGTTGGGGTCTGTTTAATTTGTTAGATGATATTAAAAACTCTAATGATATGAGAGAATTGCATAGAGCTTTATGTGATACGCCAAATGGTGGCAAGTTTAGTGCTATCACATTGTCGCATGATCCAAGAATAAACCCTAGTCGAGATCAAAACCGTGTTGGCACTGTAGAATTTAGACAGCATCACGGCACTAGTGATTTCGATAAATCTTGGAAATGGTTAGAGTTTATCTGCAATCTTTTTACGCATACTCATAACGAGCGTATTGGGTTTGAGAATAACCAAACAAGTGTTCAAGAAACACCAACTAACGATATTTTCAGACGTGGATCTAGAAATAACGTTCAATACCATTTGATCCGATCAAATAGCGGTGCGACTACACGAGATATTATGGACGTGACAGGTAGATCAGAACAAAGTGTTAGACGTGGCATTTCTGAAATCAGGGATAGATTAGAGCAATTAGGCTTTGATCGTTCTGCACTGGTTACGCATGATCAAATCGCTAACGGTCACCGCTACGGTGATGGCACTGATTTGAACGGCTACCAAGTTTTACAAACTATTGAGACCCAACTTGCAGGTGCAGAATTATTGCCAGAAAACAGACGTGGAATTGATAGTATTTTTGCAAGCTTATCAGATGATGATTTCGAATGGTGGCAGGCCAGAATAGCGAATTTCGCCTCATAACAAACGGGCATCAATTCTAAGCCACTAAAGAAGCCCGCCTAGAGCGGGCTTTTTACTTTTCCAAGGTACCCTAGCCAAACCGAACAATTGTTCTATCGGGTCGGGCTATGGCCTGTACACCCCCCCTATATTTTAGGTCGTATCGGTCAGACCTCTACACTAAGTTCCACACGAACATTCACCCCCAAAAAAAATTTTTAAAAATTCAAGGTACCCTATTCCCTTGACAGGTACCCTAGACGTTTTCATAATGTTCTGCATGATATTATAGGGAGTAATACAGATGACTAATGAAGAAATTTTTTCTAAAATTAAAACATTTGAGCGGCCTAAAAAAATGTACTGGAAGCTTGATTTGAAGAATAGGACTTTAGATATTGGCCCTAAAGGTTTTTATGATATTGGGTTTGATCGTTTAACTAATAATGATTCTGATACTTTTCATGATTCTTGGTTTTCTCATTTAGCGACTACTAAAGATTGGGTTGACATGGGTGATCTTTTTGATGCTTTTATTGCGGCTTATGGGGCTGCTGGTTTAAAGCCCACAGAAAATTTTTTTAAAAATTATAAAAGATCTCTTAAGGTTTATGCTGATCAAACATACGGTATAAAAGTTGAAGGTTTGTGGCGTGAGAAATTTAGGCCCGAAGAAAAAATTTTTATAAAAATTGGTTCTTATCTTCCTAATTCTGATGGTTGTGTAAAAGATATAATTACTGGAATGGATTCTACGCCTTGACATAAACCCCATAATATCCCATATTATCCTTTACCTAGAAAAAGGAGAAGTTAATGCCAAGATATAAATTGACATACGGAGCGACTAGAGAGTTTGATGCACAGGGTCCGGGCGAAGTTGTTCCTTTTATTGCAGAAAAGCATTTTGCGGGTAGTGAGGGTGAGGATCGTTTTATGCGCAGGCTTGCTATGGAGTTTTCTGATTGGAACAGGGGAACTTACTGTTACACGAGTAGGGACAGGCTTGCGCAGAGCATGATGAAAGAAGGTTTGCTAGAGTGTGTTGATTAAATTAAAAGTTGCTGTTAGTGTGTGGTTAAGTTTGTTGAGGAGGCTTGATTTATGGTAGCAGTAAAAACTGGCGCACTAATGGCTCCGATGGGCGGTTCGCCTATGGGTGGTATGCCTATGGGTGGAGCGCCACAACCTATGAATATGATGCCACCTCAGATGCCTTTACAGCCTGTACCGCCTATGGGTCAGGCTATGCCGATGCAGCAGGGTTCAGCGCCTATTCCACCGAATGCGAACAGGCGCAAGCGTTTTGGTGATAGTTTAGAGACTATGCTTGCGGGTAATATTCGGCCTGCTGCGCCTGTAGCGTCTGATCAGATGGGTGGCATGAATGTTTTCACGGGTCAGATGATGAACACGGCTAGACCGCCTGTTGCTCAGATGCGCAATGGTGGTATTGTTAGGCATATGCGCAGGGGTGGCGGAATGAATTTTGAGCCGGGGCGTGGTAATATATACGATACTTATTCTCCACCTAAACCTTCTAAACCTAATAAGCCTACTGTTTCATCAGCTAGTCAGATTATAGCAAATCAGATAGCGCAAGCTCAGAAGGATGACAGACCTGCGCCTGTGGTTACGGCTCCAGTTGTTCCTATGGATTTTGGCGATGATAATAATTACACGCCGACATCTGCTGAGTTGGATGAAGCGATGAAGGACATGGCTGCGATAGGTATGCCTGATATGCGCAGGGATCAGTCTGCTGTTGATTATTCTAGTTTAGGTAATCTTGATGATAGGGACAAAGCAACTGCACAAGCATTAGCGTCACCGTCATTAGATATGGTGCAGATGGCTCGTGGCACTGGTGGTTTAGGTTCGGTTCCATCTATTTCTATTCCGTCTGGCACATCTAGCACGTTAGCTCAGAACATGATAACGTTTCCTGAGTCTCCTGATACGGGTATGCAGCCCGGTCCAGCTTATTCTCCTAGTGGTATGCCTAATACGGGTATGACTGCTGGACCTGCCTATTCTCCTAGTGACATGCCGAACACAGGTATGACTGCTGGTCCAGCTTATTTGCCACTTGAAGCACCTTTATCAGCGGCTAATATTGATTTACCTGAAGATGTTGCAAATGCTTTAAGTAATTTAGGGTTAGGCGACACATCTTTAAATCCACCAGAGAGACCAGTGGGCGGCGGTCAAACTGGCACTGGTTCTGGTGATGAGGACGATGAAGGATTAACGTTTTTACAGAAATTAGCGAGAGACTTTAAGGCTATTCCGGGCAATATAGCATATGATATGAAAATGCTTGGTTATGCAGGTTTTTTTGGTAGTTACGAAACTAGATTAGCAAACATGAAAAAAAATGGTGTTCCTGAAGATATAGCGAAAGCTTGGTTAGACAAAAGCGAAGAAACTGCTAAGAAGATGGCAGGTAACTATCCAAGCACGACTGAAGATGGCACTGTAGGTGGAGTTGGCGTTGTAGATCCATGTCCAGAGGGTATGAGGCTTGATCCTGTTGCGGGTATTTGTGTTCCGATTGAGGAAGAAGATGAGGGTCCATCTCTTGATTTAAATCGTACTAGGGACGATGAGTTTAACGAGTTAGACGATATTATGAAGAAGATCGTTAAGCCGATTGGTGAATCTGATGATGTAAGAACCATGCAAGCTGGCGGTTCTGTTGGATTAAATCGTGTAGCTGATAATTTCTTAGCTGCTATGGGCGGATAAAATGATTTACGAGCGTGGTCGAGGTAGCATTTATGATTTAGATGCTAACAAGGACACCACTGAGGATACTTCTGTTCCTGACGTTATGTCATCTTATTTTACCAGAGATCCTGATCCAGAACCTGTTCGTGGTGGCAGGGGTAATATTGTTGAAAGACCTAATGAGCGTAATGATTACTTAGCAAGTATTATTGCCAATCAGATGGCTGAAACGCAGAGAAATGATAGCAATCAGTTTTCACATGGATTAGATCCAATACCCTATAACTTGGGTGTGCCTGTTCCGCCTCAACAAACCGTTGTTAATCCGCAGACTGTTGATGCGCGAAATGTTAATCCTTTTGTTACTTCTCCCTATGATACGGGTCAAGGAGCCGTCACAGACGATCCTTATATTATTGGTGATGGAGAAGATTACACGCCTAGTTATATTAGGAATCAAACTCCAATTGTGGGGAAAAGTTACGCTAATATAGTTTCTCAAGGAATTGATGATTTTGGTCAAGCTGTTTATGAAGACCCTCTTGGAGTTGGTAAAAGTATAGCCTCTGGAGTATATGAGGGTGGTAAAGATTTTTTATCTAATCCTGTAAGCACTACTTATGACTATGGAAAAAATGTTGTTGAATCTGGTATAAATCTTGGAACTTCTGGAGGTTTGGCTGGTTATTTACCTGAAGGAGTTACAGAGGCAAATGCAACTCCAGAACAACTTACAGCGGCTAGAGAAGCTAAACTTGGTGATATTTTTCAAGTAGGGAGTATAATTCCTGCTGCACAGGCTGCTAGAATTGCGGGTACTGGCGCAAAAGCTGGATTAAGTTATGGTCTTGGTCAGATTAAAAGTCCTTTTATTAGAAATGCTGAGAGACTAAATAAAATTGTTATAGAAGCACAAGATCAGTTAGAAGCTGCTGGTTTTAGAAATGTAGGAACAAAGGAAAATCCTCAATTTACAGGTGCTGAGGCTCCTTCATTTATTCCTGACGCAAAAAAGAATTCTGCTGAAACCATAGCTGAGTACAGAGCAAGGCAGAAAATAGCAAAAGATATGTATGCAAAGGGTGCTACTGATGCTGAAGTTAGAGAATTTGCAGGTATACAAAGAGTTACTTATAAAACAATTGATGATAGAACAATTACTAGAGATCTTATGCTTTTACAGTCTCCTCAATTCGATGTTGATAAAACCATAAATCTAATGATTGAGGGAGCGGATGATATATTTGAGGAGGTTGTTTCAACTGGAGACAACATTAAAACTAGATATAGTATGAGTGAAACTGGTAAAGGCGAATCGACTCTCGGTGAAATTATTAAAAATATAGATGATTACAAACTTTTGGATGATGGTGAGACTAGTTTTTCTTCTACTGGTTTTAAAACTATGACTCCCGATTTAGAAGGTGATTTTACTCCTAATATAGGTGAAGCTCGTGCTAGAGGTAAGGGATATCCCTTAGAAATGAGATATAATCCTCTATATGCAAGAGATGGCTCTAGTGGTTTAAAAGGTTCATATGCAGGCATACCATATCTTATAGATTCAAATGTTTTTCATGAATTTGATCATATTGTAAAAGGTGCTGGTGACAAAGAAATTTTTAATGAAAGCACTGGTGGTGGTCTAGATTTTCTGGCTAAATATAGAGGGAAAAGAATAGAAGAAATAAATGAAACTTTAGAAAACATAGAAACACTGAAAAAAAATAATTTAATTAATGATAACCTCTATAAAGACGCAGATGGTAAATTGTCTAAAGAGACTTTAGCAGTAAAGATGGTAAGGGATTTAGAAAAAGAACGTGAAATTCTTACTTCACCTTTAGTTCTTCCTGAAGGTAGTTATCCGCAATTTGATTATGATCTTTATCAACAGACTCCCATTGAGGTTTTTGCAAGAGGTGCAGTTCCGGGTGATCCTTTAACAACAACTAGAACTGATTTAAATCTTTTTGGTATAATGAATCCTTTGGTTAAGGGGGATAAAAAAACAAGTATAGGTGAGGGTCTTGGTAGGGCTTATAACGAGTTAAAAACAATAAAAGGATTAAAATCAAAAATATCTAATCTTCCATATATCCTTGGTACACAACCTCTTGGAACAAGAAAAGTTCCGATTTCTTATGAACAAATGGTTCCTTATAAAATTAAGCCAGACGATGACTTTAGAAAATTATTCAAAACTTACTAATCAGGATTAGCTATGAATGACCTGAGTGACTTTACCCAGTATTTAACTGATGAAGAGTTAGCGAAAGTCGCTCCTATGTTGGAGCGGCTTAAAACTTTAGATGACAGGACTACCAAGCAAGAAAGCTTTATGACGTTTGT